ACTTTCTGATTCGCAGACCATTTGGACATCGTCTACTGCTTTCCAAATCACAGTCATAGATGCTACTGTGTTCTTTGATGCGTCAAAGTTCTTATAGGCATCGTCATCAAAAGAGTAAGATGCAGAACTGTATGAAATTAAAAGGGTAACAAGTAATTTTTTCATGTTTTAATTATATGGCAAAATTAACCAAAAGTCAAATCTTTTGGCTATTGACTTTAATCAATAAGTAAAATATAATAGTTCTTATTAAGGAGATAACATGGCTAGAATGTATGGTGCCGAAGAAAAGGCAAAACTAGAAAGATTGATCAACGAAGGCTCAACAGTACTTCGAGAAATTGAAGATCTACAAGAAGGCTTAAAAGAAACAGTTAAGGCTGTAGCAGAAGAACTAGATGTTAAACCTTCAATCATTAATAAAGCAATTAAGATCGCACACAAGGATAATTGGAAATCTCATGAAGAAGAATGGGATGAGATTGAAATGATCTTAGGCGTCACTAAGAGGTTACCCGAAGGCGACTGATGGATCAAATTAGTAACACTGTAATAGGAATTTATAATTGGGCGAGAGAAGATTTTAAAGAATGGCCTTTGAGATTCTTCCTCGAAATTACTGCATGGTTTATGAGCATTCTGTGTGCAGTATGGATGGGCGTTACACTGCCCAATCCTCCATTTTTAATCCTATATCCATTATTCATCATCCAGTGTGCTATCTTTGCTTGGGCGGCATGGACAAGGAAAAGCACAGGAATGGTTGCTAACTATCTATTGTTAGTCACTATCGATGTAATAGCCCTAGGTAGATTGATATATAATACATATAGTTAAGGTTAATCCAGCCATAAATGGATCTTTAGGTATTTGCAGGCCAAAAACTGCAAGGGAGATAAAATTTGTACGTAGACGCTTTTTTTCAGCGTGATGCTGATATCATCAAAGTAGTTGAACGTAACACAGAAGGAAAACGAGTCTTTAAAGACTTTCCGGTGCGTTACACATTCTACTATCCAGATCCTCGAGGTAAGTACACCAGCATTTATGGTGATCCACTTACAAGAGTAGTATGTAAGAATAGCAAAGATTTCCGCAAGGAAATGGCTATTAATTCAAACAAAAAATTATACGAAGCAGATATCAATCCGATATTTGTTTGCCTCAGTGAAAACTACCTTAACCAAGATGCTCCGAAGCTTAATGTAGCGTTTTGGGATATTGAAGTGGACTTCGATCCAGAACGTGGTTACGCATCGCCCGATGATGCATTCATGCCAATCACTGCGATCGCTGTTCACCTACAGTGGTTAGACACACTTGTATGTCTTGCTATTCCTCCCAAAGGCATGACAGTCAAGGAAGCTGAAGAATTAGTTAAAGATTTTCCTAATACACATATCTTTGACAATGAAGCAGAAATGCTAGATACGTTTTTGAATCTAATTCAAGATGCTGACATCCTAAGCGGTTGGAACAGTGAAGGATTTGATATGCCTTATACTGTTAACCGAATCACTAAAGTTCTCAGCAAGGACGACACACGTAGATTATGCCTCTGGGATCAATATCCTAAGAAGCGTGAATATGAAAAGTTTGGTAAAACTGCCACGACCTATGACCTAGTCGGTCGTGTACACCTAGACAGTCTTGAACTTTATAGAAAATATACCTATGAAGAACGCCACACGTATCGACTGGATGCCATCGGTGAAATGGAAGTTGGTGAATCTAAGACTGTATATGAAGGTACACTTGATCAATTATATAACAACGACTTCCGTAAGTTCGTTGAATACAACAGACAAGACTGTGCCTTGCTTAACAAACTAGATCAAAAACTTAAATTCCTAGACCTAGCAAACAAACTGGCACACGAATGTACTGTACTATTACAGACTACGATGGGTGCTGTAGCTGTTACCGAGCAGGCCATTATTAACGAATGTCATCGCAGAGGATTCCAAGTTCCGAATCGTCCTAAAATGGACGAGAATGCTGATAATTCTGCCGCAGGTGCTTATGTTGCCTATCCTAAAGAAGGCATCCAGGACTGGGTCGGTTCGTTAGATATTAACTCACTATATCCTTCAGCGATTCGTGCCCTAAACATGGGACCAGAAACTATTGTAGGTCAGCTACGACAAACTGCAACTAAAGCAGGTATTGAAGATGCCATGGCCAAGGGCAAATCTTTTGCGGCTAGTTGGGAAGGCAAATTCGGCAGTGACGAATACGAAGCTGTTATGGCTAAGGAAATTGGTACGGAAATCACCATTGACTGGGAAGACCGTAGTGTTGATATACTAAGTGCCGCAGAAGTTTATAAACTAATCTTTGATAGTAATCAACCTTTGATGATCTCAGCTAACGGTACTATCTTTACCTATGAAAAAGAAGGTATTATCCCGGGCTTGTTAAAGCGTTGGTATGCTGAACGTAAAGAGATGCAGGCTAAACTTAAAGAATGTATTGCCGCAGGAAATAAAATTGAAGAAGAATACTGGGATAAACGTCAATTGGTTAAAAAGATTAACCTTAACTCGCTTTATGGTGCTATTCTTAATCCAGGTTGTCGTTTCTTTGATAAACGTATTGGTCAATCCACTACACTAACAGGTAGACAGATCGCTAAACACATGGCCTCTAAGGTCAATGAAATTATCACAGGTGAGTATAATCACATAGGTAAAGCTATTATCTACGGTGATACCGACTCGTGTTATTTCTCAGCTTACAAGACGTTAAAGAAAGAAATCGATGCGGGACAGATTCCTTGGTCAAAAGAAACTGTAATACAGTTATACGATCAAATTGGTGAAGAGGTGAACGCTACTTTTCCTCAGTTCATGTTAGATGCTTTCCACTGTCCAAAGACTCGTGGTGAAGTTATTAAAGCAGGTCGTGAAATCGTTGGATCAAAGTCGTTGTTCATTACTAAGAAACGCTATGCGGTCCTTTACTACGATAAAGAAGGCAAACGCACCGATGTTGACGGTAAACCTGGTAAAATCAAAGCCATGGGACTTGACCTTAAGAGATCGGATACTCCAGAATTCATTCAAAACTTTTTAAGTGATGTTCTAGAACGTGTACTAACCGGTTCTACAGAAGACGAAGTATTAGATTTCATCAGCGCATTTAGGACAGAATTTAAATCTAGGCCTGGTTGGGAGAAAGGTTCTCCCAAACGTGCTAACAATATTACCGAGTATCAACGTAAAGAAGAAAAACAAGGTAAGGCTAATATGCCAGGGCATGTTAGAGCTAGCATCAATTGGAATACTCTTAAACGAATGTTTGATGACAAGTATTCGATGAATATCACTGATGGTGCTAAGGTAATCGTTTGTAAGCTCAAAGACAATCCATTGGGATTTACCTCAGTGGCTTATCCGGTTGACGAACTTCGATTGCCAAAGTGGTTTAAAGATTTACCTTTTGATCACGCAGAAATGGAATCTACTATCATTGATAACAAACTAGAAAACCTAATTGGCGTTCTTAATTGGGATATTAGATCAACAGAGCAGTCAAATACATTTAATAAATTGTTTGACTTTTAACAAAAACCTAAATATAATCAGGATATACGGAGAAAAACATGAAAGACATTTTACAAGACCTAGTTGCACACACTCACAGCCTCGGGTTCCTTCCTTTAATCAGAGTTATCGGTGAGGAAGATTCTACTTCTATCGAATCAATGGCTGAAGATCGTTCAGTAATTCTTAGTGCAAAGACACACAAGCCTGTAACAGAGTTTGAAGGTACATTCGGTATGCCAAACTTAGACAAGCTAGCACTTCACTTGAAGAATCCGGAGTATAAGGAAAACGCTAAGATCGAAGTAGTTAGCGCAGAAAGAAACGGCAAAGAAATTCCAGTCAGTCTACACTTTGAAAACGCCACTGGTGATTTCCAGAACGATTATCGCTTTATGAACACTGAGATCATTAACGAGAAACTAAAATCAGTTAAGTTCAAAGGTGCTAGTTGGGATATCGAATTCCAACCAAGCGTAGCCAGCATTGGTCGTTTGAAGCTACAGGCTTCAGCACATACAGAAGAAAACGTGTTCCAAGTTCGTACTGAAGATGGTAATCTAGTATTCTTCTTCGGTGATGCATCAACACACGCAGGTAGCTTTACTTTCCAAGCAGGTGTTGATAAAAAGTTAAAACAATCTTGGGCATGGCCTGTTCAAGCTGTGATGAGCATTCTTGCCCTAGACGGCGATAAAACTATGAAGATTGCAGATGCGGGTGCTATGCAGATTACTGTAGACAGCGGGCTAGCAGAGTATAACTACATCCTACCAGCACAGAGCAAATAATATGACAGCATCTATAGAAAACAATCCTGCAAATCTTGACTTAGAAGCCTTCGCGGATTTATTTGATACTGCTATGATGTCGGATAATCCTGCGGTTAGAAAGGCTTTTAAAAATTTATTAATGATAGCGGCCATCGTACACGAGGGGCAAAATCCACAACAAGGGCCGTTGCGTAAGCTAGTGGAAGATGTTAAAAATCTAAATCGCAGGGTATCTGATCTAGAAGGACAGAAAATTTATCCGGGCGGAGGTTATGGACCAACTCCTATACCAATGCCTTCAATGCCAGCAACCCCGTGGCCTAGTGGTCCAACTTGGATTTCACCGACCACTGGAACTCCCCCATGGCCGCCCGGCACTATAACATGTTCTGTATCAACTACTGGTACAGACTTATTGAATAAATTAGAGGCTAAATGAATACTAATTTAACAACGAGCCAAAAAGATTATGCCGTTTTTCTTCCGGCTACGTCTGGCTTCTATGCAACATTCATAGGCAAACAACGTTATGGAAATTATGTAGATCCCGCACGTATTCCTACTAGTTTTAAAAACGGTGTAGAAAGCCTAAACTATTTAGAGCCCGATAAAGGTTTGTTCTACTATGATCACTGTTTATATTCGGCAGGTCACGCTAACTTAGACTTAAACAAACAAGACGACAGCGAAGACATGTTCCGCAATCGCAATCGTGCTACTAGTTGGGTCTTAGGTGACTCAGGTGGTTTCCAGATCGGTAAGGGTGTGTGGGAAGCCGATTGGAAAGATCCTAACTGTCCTAAAGCACAAAAGAAACGCAGTCAAGTATTAACTTGGATGGACAGTCTTATGGACTATGGAATGTGCTTAGATATTCCAGCATGGGTTGCTCGTAGTCCTAATGGACAAAAAGCCACCGGTATTACCAGCTACGCAGAAGCAGTTCAAGGCACTTACATTAACAATGATTATTTTGTTAATAATCGAAATGGTAACTGTAAGTTCTTAAATGTTCTGCAAGGTGAAAATCACACAGATGCTGAAGATTGGTATCAGCGCATGAAGAAGTATTGTGACACTACACAATACGGAGATCGAGCATTTAATGGATGGGCTATGGGCGGTCAAAACATGTGCGACATCCATCTTGTGTTAAAAAGATTAGTTTCTTTAAGATTTGACGGCTTGTTGGAAACAGGTCAGCATGATTGGATGCACTTCTTAGGTACTAGTAAACTTGAATGGGCTGTGTTGTTAACAGATATCCAACGTGCTGTTCGAAAATATCATAATCCCAATTTTACAATTAGTTTTGACTGTGCTAGTCCATTCTTAGCTACTGCCAACGGACAGATTTATATCCAGACAGAAACTGAAGATCGTACTAAATGGGTTTACCGAATGGTCCCTAGTGCTGACGATAAAAAATATGCTACAGATACTAGGCTGTTCAAAGATGCTGTCATCCAAGACAGCATCTTTAAAAACTTTGAACCTAGTCCAATTATTGACCAAGTTGGTATTAAAGATATTTGTATCTATAAACCAGGCGACCTAAATAAGATAGGTAAAGAAGGTAAAACTAGTTGGGATAGCTTTAGCTACGCGATCCAAATGGGGCATAATGTTTGGCATCACGTAAATGCTGTTCAAGAAGCTAATCGCCAATATGATCTAGGCAACTGTCCTAATATGTTGGTTCAAGAACGATTCGATAGATTATTCTTCAAGGATATCGTCGAAGCTATCTTTGCAACTTCGGATAGAGCTACCGCAGATGCAGTAGTTGAAGAATACAGTCGTGTTTTGGTTATCAATCATTGGTACTAGAGGTGCTACTGGTAAGAAGACGATCAATGCAAGTACTAACTTTGCCAAATTCTTTGACGAAGAAGAGCCAGAGGTAGTACAATTAGAACACGGTGAAGAATTTACCGAAGAAGAAGAATCCAAACTTGATCAACTCGAAGACGAAGTAAAGCATGACGTTACCTGATGAAAGATATCGAGCTGTAATGTGGGCTAGTCGGTTCTTACAAGAACTAGCTCATGATAGAAAAAAGTATCCTAGGGTACCAAAGGCTGTTAGACAAGAAGCACATAGTATCTTGCGTCATTATCCCGGCACGTGGGATATGGAAAGAGCTTCTACTAACTGTCCTGAAGTATTTCAAACTCGAATGGAACCTGTAACCCGTTTGTTCAAACAATACGAGCAGAATAAAAATGAATCGTAATTACGCCGACGGCACTATGAACAATGTCAACTTCTTTGTTGGCACTGAGATTGAACACACACCTGCTTATGGAAAAACTACACTCTTTGTAGTGGATGTTAGACCTATTGAAGACATTGAGCATTTTTACACACATAAAAAATGTGAGCATATCTTTTTTGGTGCTAATCACAGTTTTAATCCTCAATCTTACGAAGAACACAAACAATGGGAAGAAATGATTTTTCATTTCCTTCGTAACGACTATCTCTGTAGTTTAGATATTCCGTTTAATCAACTTGAAGAATTCCACGATAGTGGTTATTGCGAATATGATAATTTTATTCCTCAGATTCGCATTCCAATCCCATACATTAAATTGTGGAATTATAACACAATGCTAAAAATTGATGACAAAGATTTTAAAGCGACCAATCCCGGAGTATGGAGCCATAGCCTACACGAGCTAATGGATCGAGATTGTTTTACTTCATGGGACAAATACAACAATGATAAGGTGATTAAATGACCGAAGAACAAGCAGAAAAAATGCTAGAGCTGTTTAAAAATATTGACAATAAGCTAGCAGACATCTACAATATAATGAAACTAGTATTAGAAGATTCAAATGACAACAATTAAACAAGATATTCGCCCTAACAAGATGATTTGGGTTACCTTCCGCAAAGAAGGTATCCATAAGTATCCTGCCGCACTAACAGATCCTGCACTGGCCACAGGTGATGAATATGATGTTAGCTTCCTCGGCTATCCGCATCGTCATATCTTTCACTTCCGTGTTTGGATCAGTGTTACACATAATGACAGAGATATTGAATTTATTCAGTTCAAGCGTTGGCTCGAAAAACTTTACAACGAGAGTACATTGACGCTAGACTACAAGAGTTGCGAAATGATGTCGGACGAACTGTACGACACTATTTCAGCAAAGTATCCAGGTCGTGAGATTTGGATTGAGGTCTCCGAAGACGGAGAAAATGGTTCGTTCATCAAATACTAAAAGGAAACTTAAGATGAAACAACAAGTTGAGAAAATTTTCGACGATCTCGACAATTACCTTGATTTCTGCAGATTTGAACTGCGTGATTTCAATCCCGCCCACTTGTACGATAAGGGTAACGAAAATTATCGTGCTTTCGTAAACAGCCAGCGTCCACCACGACAATGGCAAGATCGAGGTGAACGCAGACCTTACCAAGGTAAGAATCCACGCTATGGCCAGAATTTTTCTCGTTGATCTAGAGGCTGTAGAAACAAGGTACACGGCACAGTGGAAACACCACGTGCCTGTTCTCTTACGAAAGGCAGGTCACAATGTTCAAATTATTTCTGGTCCTGAAGATATCCCTTCTGCTACCACTCCAGGCGCTTTTCTTAATTTTGGTGGGACTAACATATATAAGTCTAGCCAAGTTGAGCAAATGGGCCGTTTATTTTGTAACGGATCCGTTCATCCCGGTGATCACTTTATCTTTACTGATGCTTGGCACCCTGGTATCATAAACTTAAAGTACATGAGCGAACTGCTGGACATCCCGGTAGTCACGCATGGATTATGGCATGCCGGTAGTTATGATCCCCAAGACTTTTTAGGGCGTCTAATCGGACCTGCTCGTTGGGTTCGTCATGCAGAGAAAAGTTTCTTTCATTGCTTCGATCATAACTACTTTGCTACAGAATTTCACGTTAAGTTATTCTTCGATGAACTTCTACACGACAGTGTTCCGTTCGACAATCCTTGGTACGAAGAAGAATGGCGAGATCGTTACACAGACAACAATGGTAAAATTGTTCGAAGTGGATGGCCCATGGAGTATATGGAAGATACTCTAACTCCTTACAAGGGAATGACAAAAAGAAATCTTATTTTGTTTCCTCACCGGATCGCTCCTGAAAAGCAAGTGGAAATCTTTAGAGATTTAAAGCACCATCTTCCACAATATGAATTTGCAGTTTGTCAAGACCAACAACTGACAAAGAATGAATATCATAATATGTTAGGTGAAGCTAAACTAGTGTTTAGTGCTAACCTACAAGAAACACTCGGTATTAGTTGGTATGAGGGTGCTATCGTAGATGCTATCCCTATGGTACCAGATCGTTTAAGTTATTCGGAGATGGCATTTGATACATTTAAGTATCCCAGTGCCTGGACTGAAAGCTACGAAGCATATATCGCACACAGACCAGAAATATGTCATAAGATTATCCAGTACATGGAAAACTACGAAAAGTTTTTACCTCAATTAAAAAAACAAAAGGAGGCATTAAGTGACGAATTCTTCTCAGCCAAAGAACTTATCAGAAGAATTAGCTAGTATAATCTCCGACGAGATTACGATTACTCTAGATAGTAATATGTCTTCTGGACAGTTTTCCTGTAGTGACACAATAACACTCGGGCCCTTTACGGCCGCTGGTGCTCAACCTACATACACATTTGCAAGTGGTGCATCATCTATGGTTGGGGTCAATTCAGTGTCTATAGATAATTCTTCGTTCATTTTTAACCTACCGGAAGAATGGGTTGATGCATTTCCTGATTGGGATCGAGTTCAAGATATGTGTAAACAGTATCCTGGGTTAGATGTTGCTCTTAGAAATTTTCAAACTGTTTATAACCTTGTGAAAGACGATTATGATAATCCAGTACCTAAAAGATAAATTTTTCTCGTTTTTAGAACGCCATGACCGTAAACGTGTTATTATGGATAGAGTAGACCATGAACCTTATTTGGAAAGGTATTATATTTTTCTTAAAGAGCGCAAGCACTTCCCCTTCAATGTATTCATACATAAATTTCTTAAATCAGACCCCGATGATGTGCATGATCATCCATGGCCTTACGCTACCCTAATCCTCAAAGGCGGATACTATGAATGGATTCCTCAGTTTAATGAACAAGGCCAAAAAATTGGTGAGATTGCAAAGTGGCGAGCTCCAGGTCATTTTCGTTTTTGTAGTGCTACTAGTTATCACCGGATTGAATTAGATCCCAGTGTTGAATGCTGGACATTGTTTATGCCAGGACCGCAACGTAGAGAATGGGGGTTTCTTGTAAAGAATAAATGGATTCACAATGAGCAATACCTTCACCAACGCAAATCTAGTATCTAACGGAATCACTGCTAGTTGGGCTAACACTAGTGTTACTGCTAATCCGGTATTAACTATACCTGCAGATGGGGCTTCTTTGGAGGTCAAAGGCAAAATGATATTGAACGGTGTGGATTTAGACGAAAGGTTAAAAAATATTGAGCAGGTCTTGATGATTCCTGAAAGAGATGTTATACTAGAATCTAAGTATCCAAAACTTAAAAAAATGTATGACGAATACATCAAAGAATTATCCAAGGCAAGAATGTGGGAATCATTAAAAGGGGAAAATGCATGAAAGAATTTATTATCAAAGACACACCTGGATTTCAACTGAAAATTAAAAAATGGGAATGTCTGGCTCCTCAAGGTCTTTATGCTGTGAACTTTATTCAAGCTACTAAAGACAAAGACGGAAATATAGACAACGAATCAACATATGAGTTTTTCTTAGACTATAAAGATCTAACTCAAATCGCTGGGGCTTTAATTGAATGAAGAAAGTTTATTACAGCTGGAGTCAAGTCGAAGGAGCATGTCTAGACATTGCTCGCCAAATGTCAGCACACGATTGGAAGCCTGACTATATTGTAGGTATTACCCGCGGTGGACTGATTCCAGCTAACTTGCTAAGTCAATTCACTGGTATTAAGATGCACACGCTTAATGTCAGTCTTCGTGATGGCGACGGTGGTGAAAGCAACTTATGGATGGCTGAAGATGCAATCGGTGTAGTTCCTACAGAACGTAGTGCAGAGTTCGGAGGTCAAAAGCATATTGAGAAACTTAAAAAGAAAATCCTTATTGTTGACGACATAAACGATACAGGTGCTACTATTAACTGGATTAAGAAAGACTGGCCGAGTGGTTGCTTTCCTAGTTCCGACGAATGGAATCAAGTATGGGGAGATAATGTTCGCTTTGCTACATTAACCCATAATCTCGGAAGTGAATTTAAAGATCCCGACTATCATGTGTGGACTGTGGATAAACGCGAAGACGATTGCTGGCTAGTTTATCCTTGGGAGGATTTTTGGCTATGATTCCGTTACGTGACGATCTAATGGTTCAGCAACAAATTAAAAATAGTTGGGAGCATATGGTCGGTGTAATCATGCTAAATCAAACTGGACGTAAGCCTGTAAAAACAGTTTTACCAAAGTTTCTTGAACGCTGGCCGACTCCGGAAGCTGTTCTGCGGAGTCGCCTAATTGATATAGAAGAAATCATTAAACCGTTGGGTATGTATAAAATTAGGGCAAGACGTCTATACAAGATGAGTCTAGACTATCTCAAATGGGATGGGATTGATGCTACAGACTTGTACGGTATTGGTAAGTACGGATCAGATAGCTATGAAATTTTCTTTAAACAAAATTATTCTGTACAACCCACAGATAAAGAATTAAAGAGATATTTGGAGGAAGAAATTGATTACTGACTTAGAGAGGGCATTAGATGAAAAACGAGCACCGTGGACAGAAATTGAATATCGGACCAAAGACTTCTGGGTCTTCAGAGACGCCTATCCAGTTTCGGAAGGACATTTGTTGTTTGTGCCAACCGAGGAACGCTTTGAAAACATCATGGAGTGCTACAAATCTGCATACAAATTCGGATACGAAGGAGTCGTATCGGAAAAGTGGCATGCTTTTAACGTCGGGCAAAACTGTGGCGAGGCTGCTGGCCAAACCGTAATGTACCCTCATATACATATGATTCCTCGAAGAAGGGGAGATATGGATGATCCTAGAGGCGGTGTAAGACACGTTATACCAGAAAAAGGCAATTACAGGAAAAATAATGTATAATTTAATTTTTTTCTTACTGCTGTCATTGTTTATTAAACATTGGTATATCGACTTTGTTAATCAAAATGATGCTGAAGTACAATCAAAAGGCATATATCTACACCCAACAGGATTGGGCCATAGTTTAAAGCACGGTGGTGCTACGTCTCTAATATTTTTTATATTTGGATTCAGTTTTATCTACAGCTTAGTTATAGGT